TAGACAAGGTTTCCGAAGCATTAATGAGAAACCAACAAGTTGCTGATACTGTTGAAACTGTATTTACCGCAATAGGAATTGTTTTTAAACAAATTACAGATGTATTAATAGATGTATTCAAAAGTGTTTCAGAAGCTACTAATGGTTTTGATGCGTTACAAAAAGTTTTAGGTGGTGCATTATCTATTTCTATAAATCTTGTTGTAGGTGCTATTCAAGGAATGATGCTTGGTGTTAAGAAAGCACAATTAGCTTGGGAAGAATCATTTTTAGGAGATGGAGACCCAGAAACAATAAAGAGATTAAATTTAGAGATTGTAGAAGTTGGAAACAAGTTAGATGAAACTGGTAATAGAATTAAAAAAGCTGGTTCAGATATAGCAGACAATTTTGTTGAAGCAGTAGGAGAAGTTGGTTCTTTAGCAGAGGGTGTAGCAGTAGGTGTTTCAGATTCTATTGATAAAATAGATGTAAAATCTGCTTTAAGTCAAGCAAAGAGAGTTGTTCAAAATAAAAAGAATTATGGTTTATTAGAATCACAAAGTCAAAGATTAATTGAACAATATGATTTAGAAGCAGAAACTCAAAGACAAATAAGAGATGATGATAGAAAAACTGTTGAAGAAAGAATAAAGGCAAACGATGAATTGCTTAATGTTTTAAATAAACAAGCGAGTGAGGAAAAGAAAGCTATTGATGCTCGTATTAGTGCTTTAAATGAACAAGTAAGATTAGAGGGAGAAAGTAATGAACTAACAAAAGAACTTTTTGACTTAAATACAGAACTTATAGCTATTGATGCAAAGGTAGCAGGGTTTAAATCTGAACAATTAGTTAATCAAGCTGCTTTACAAAAAGAGATTTTAGAAATAACAAACTCACAAAAAAATGCAGATGCAGAATTAAATGCTAATAAGAATCAATTTGAAGCAGAACAAATAGAAAATGACCTTGCAAGATTAGAAAGACAAAAGCTATTAAATGAAGAAGAAACAAAATCAGAAGAAAAAAGATTAACAGAAAAAAGAAATTTATATAAAAAGGGAACTATTGCATTTCAAGAAGCACAAAATGAATTAGATGCGTTTCAACAAGCAAGTGGTCAAAAACAAATTCTTATAGATAAACAGATTGCAAAAGAAAAAGAACAAACTGTATTTAATACTTTAGGAGCAATCGCAGGATTATTAGGTAGTAATAGTAAGTTCGGTAAAGCATTGGCAATTACACAAGCAATAAGAGATACTTATACTGGTGCTAATAAAGCACTTGCACAAGGTGGTATTTTTGGTTTTATTGGAGCAGCAGGAGTTATAGCAGCAGGATTTGCAAACGTTAAACAAATAACTGCATCTAAAGACCCTGCAACACCGTCATTTGCAACTGGAGGTGGAGGAGTTTCAGCAAGTACACCATCAACGACACCATCAATCCCACCAGTACCATCACTACCACCTGCATTTAACGTAGTAGGTGCAAGTGATACAAATCAATTAGCGACTGCAATAGGAGGGCAAACACAACAACCTATTCAAGCGTTTGTAGTTTCTAACGATGTAACAACTGCACAAGAAATGGATAGAAATATTATAGATGGAGCATCTATTGGATAAAAGACAAAATAAAAAAAATATAACTATATACAAATATGAATATAATTGAGTTAATATTAGACGAGGAAAATAATGAAATAGGAATTGAAGCAATTAGTGTTGTAGAGAATCCTGCTATTGAAGAAGATTTTATTGCCTTAAATAGTAACATTATAGAATTAGCAGAAGCAGATAAAGAAAAGAAATTACTTGTAGGTGCTTTATTAATACCTAACAAACCTATATATAGAAGAAGTGGAGATGAAGAGTATTATATATACTTTTCAAAAGATACTGTTGTAAAGGCATCTCAAATGTATTTACAGAATGGTAATCAAAGTAAAGCTACTTTAGAACACGACCACGAAATCAATGGACTTACACTTGTAGAGAGTTGGATTGTTGAAGATGAAGTACACGATAAATCAAGAAAGTTTGGTATGAATGTACCAGTAGGAACTTGGATGGGTTCTGTTAAAGTAAACAATGATGAGGTTTGGAATGACTTTGTTAAAACTGGAAAGGTAAAAGGATTCTCTATTGAGGGTTACTTTGCTGACAGAATGGAAAGACCAAAAGAGCCGATTGCAGATTTACAAGAAGAACTATCAGCAATAGAAGAAGCAGAAGCAGAGTTTATGTTATCTCAAATAAAGGCAGTTATCAAAAACGATAAACGACTTAAAAAAGGTAAGAGAACAGAAATGGAAAGTTTTTCTGACTATCCACAATCTGTAAGTAACAATGCTAAAAGAGGAATTGAACTAAACAAGAAAGTAAACAATAAATGTGCAACACAAGTTGGTAAAGTAAGAGCACAACAATTAGCAGACAGAAAGCCAATAAGTATGCAAACTATAAAACGTATGTTTTCTTATTTAAGTAGAGCAGAAGAATATTACAAAACTGGAGATACAGAAGCGTGTGGTTACATATCATATTTATTATGGGGTGGTAAGTCAGCTAAAACTTGGGCAGAATCTAAAATAAAACAAGATGAGAAAAAATAATAATACAACTCCAAGTAGTACAAGTCCAAGAGCAAGTAAAAGAGGTTGTTTATGTAAAGACAATACATACTCTAAAAAGTGTTGTGATGGTAGCTTACAAGCACAAGGAATAGGTAAAACCTCTACGACAGTATAAACGAAAATACAAATTAATTTTTTTAATACTATATATTTATATGAAACCAAGTGAAATGTTAAATCAAGTAAAAACTCTTTTAGGAGTGGAAGTAAAACTTGAGCAAATGAAATTAGAAAACGGAACTGTTTTAGAAGCAGATAAATTTGAGGGTGGTAATGAAATCTTTATCGTAACAGAAGATGAAAGAGTTGCTTTACCAATCGGAGAATACGTTTTAGAAGATGGTCAAACTTTAGTAATTGAAGAAGAGGGTATCATTAAAGAAATGAAATCTGAAAACGAAGAAGCTAAAGAAGAAGAAGTGGAAGCTGAAATAGAAGTGGAAGCAGAAGAAGAAGAAAAAGAAGAAATGGGTTACGCTACTAAAGAGGAACTTGCAGAGGTTAAATCTATGATTGAAGAAATCAAAGCAATGTTAGAACCTAAAGAAGAAATGAGCGAAGAGCCAAAAGAGGAATTAAAAGAAGAAGTGAAAGAGGAAGTAGAACTTTCAGAAGTTGCACAAGACGTTGTGAATGAAATTCCAACAGAGGTTGCACAAGAATTATCTGAACCTGCTGCTGAACCAATTAACACAAACGCAGAGGTTTCTAAAACACAAGTAAAATTCAATATAGCATCAAAAAGAAAGATGTCTACGTTGGATAGAGTAATGAGTAAAATAAATAAACTTTAATAACAAATAAATTAAATAAAAATGAGTGTATCTTTAACATCAACTTATGCAGGAGAATTTAGTGGTAAGTATATCGCTGCTGCATTATTATCTGCATCAACTTTAGATAGTGGTGCAATTTCAATTCTACCAAACGTAAAGTTCAAATCTGTTATCCAAAAGGGTGCAACTGATGACATCGTAAAAGATGCTTCTTGCGACTTTGTAACTAATCAAGGAACTTTAACTTTAACAGAAGCAGTTTTACAACCAGATGAATTTCAAGTAAACCTACAATTATGTAAGAAAGATTTACATAACTCTTGGGAAGCTGAACAAATGGGTTATTCTGCTCACGATTCTTTAGCACCATCTTTTGCTGAATTTGTAATTGCTCACGTTGCTTCTAAAGTAGCTGACAAGACAGAGAAAAACATTTGGAGTGGAGCGACTGCAAATAGTGGAGAATTTGATGGATTTACTGCAAAATTAACTGCTGATGCAGATGTAATTGACGTAACTGGAACTACTGTAAATGCAGGAAACGTAATTGCTGAATTAGGAAAAGTAGTAGATGCTATTCCAACTGCTGTATACGGACAAGAAGATTTAACTCTTTATGTTTCTTCAAACGTAGCACGTGCTTACATTAGAGCATTAGGAGGATTCGCTGCAACTATCGGAGCAAATGGTTCTGATAACAAAGGAACTCAATGGTACAACGGAGGAGAATTATCTTTCGATGGTATCAACATCTTTGTTGCAAAAGGATTAGGAGATGACACTATGGTTGCTGCACAAAAATCTAACTTATATTTCGGAACTGGTATCTTAAACGACCAAAACGAAGTTAAAGTAATTGATATGTCAGACATCGATGGTTCTCAAAACGTAAGAATTATAATGAGATTTACCGCAGGTGTAC